CCAGTTTATCCAGAAAAATCAGAAATTATTACTGTTGTCACAGATTCTTCATATAATACATTCTCAACAATTATAATTTCTACAGTAGCTCCAAATAAAGTAGAATCAACTGTAAGAATTGATACTGGAACTGGATTATCTACAGCCACTTCAAGAGAAGTTGAGTACAATTTTGGAATTTTAGATTATTTTACAGAATCTATTGTATTCGAAAATCCAATTTTGACAAGAGATTATGGATTCTTTAGTTTAAATAGTACATATAAAATTATCACTTTAAGAAATGGATCTGAAATTGAAGCAATTAATAGTAATATATTAAAAGATCCTTTCTATGATGGATACAATTTAGGAAATGCTGGCAATAATTTATCATGTTTCGAAAACAATGCTTTCATTGATGTTGGTGCTTTTAACATAAATGGTTCTATTGAAACATTATCTTTTGCATATCCAGAATTAAATATTTTGGATTTTGAATTGAGAAAAGGATCTTCTATCACATCAGCAAATAAAATTTTCAACTTAGCAATTCCTTCAATAAATGAAATTGGCACTATTCTATCCTCGGCAATAACGAGTGTAGATACTCAAATGACAATTGGTTACGCAAATTCGTTACCAAATTCTGGTAGAATTATTATTAATAAAGAGGTTATTCAATATGCTTCTAAATCTGGCAATACCTTATTTGGATTAATAAGAGGTGCAAATAATACTATTGCATCTTCTCATAATGCAAATGATTATTTAAGATCATTCTAGATTTTATAAATATAAATAAATCAGGCAAAACGTTTTTACTAGAGAGATTAATTAAATGGCTGCTATTATCTCAGATAAGTTTAGAATTTTTAATGCTAAACAGTTTTTAGAATCTCTATCTGAAGGATCGACCGATAACGGTACTGAGCGTACCAGAATGTACTTTTTCGTTGGTCGTCCACAAAGATGGGATTCATACGTAGAAATTTATAACAAGAATTCAACTGCTTTTGTTGCTGGTAACGAAGTTTATGTTGGTGCTAGCTATGCAGCAGCAACTTTTAAAGCAACTATTAGACAGGTTTACGCAGATAGTTTACTTCTTTTTGGAGTTGGACCTTCAACATCATCTGTTCCTCCTGCAGGATCAACTTTAAAAGGTTGGAATGGAACTGCTGATACTGGTGCTACTGCAGTAACTGGTGTGTATAGATATGCATCAGAAGATGTACCACCAGTTCCACTAGATAACCAAAAGGAAAAATTTGACCTTTATGATGATATCATTGCAGCAAAAAGAATTACCGCTGACTTTGCTCGTGCAGTAATTCGTCGTTATAATTGGGATTTAGTTGCTAATCCTAAGTATGATATGTGGAAGCCAGATTATTCTGCTACTCCTGGTAGTGGTGGTCAAGTAGGAAAGCAGGCAGCAACTGGTGCTACTTCAATTAGTGATGCTAAGTTTTATGTCATTAACTCTCAATATGAAGTATTTAAGTGTCTTTACAATGGACAAAACCCAGCTAATCCAACTGGGCGAAATGCAACAAATGAGCCAAAAACAACTCCTTCTGCTGGACAAGGTTCTTATTCAAATGGAATTTTCACGGAAGAAGCAGGTAATGCTGGATATGTTTGGAAATATATGTACACAATTCCAACAAATGATGTATTGCGTTTCCTTTCCACTGACTTTATGCCTATTGTAACAACATCTGATGTAACTAGACAAGCAACAGAAGCAGCAGCAGTTAATGGTGCAGTTAATGTAGTTCTAGTAGAAAGTGTTGGTGCTAATCTACCTAATGGTACGCATTTTGCTCCAATTATTGGCGATGGTTCTGGTGGTATTGTTACGTTAGTTGTAACTTCTGGAGCATTAGTATCAGCAACTGTTACTAATGCTGGTAGTGGTTACACTTATGCTTCAGTTCCTCTTGTAACTGGAACTGGCTCTGGAGCAACTGCATATGGCTTATTTAGTGATGCTGGTCTAACTTCATCTGTTACTGTTGGTAGCACTGCTACAGGAGCACTTGAGCCTGTAATTTCGCCACAAGGTGGCCATGGTTCTGAGTTTGAATTGGAACTAAATGCCAAGCGTGTTATGACAAATATTCGTTTAACCTATGCAGAAGGTTCTGGTGATTTCCCTGTAGATAATGATTTTCGTAGAATTGGTATTCTTAAAGATCCATATGCTTTTGGAACAACTTCATTCGCTACTGTAGATACTGTAAATGGTTTGTATGCAGTAAAAATTAGCGGTGCTACATCAGATTATCAACCAGACGAAACTATTTCACAAACAGTTACTGGTGGTACTGCATATGGAACAGTTGTTTCATGGACATTGGATTCGGGAAGCACTACAGATGGTGTTCTTAAGTATATTCAATCCCCAGATCTTCACAAAGATTCTGGCAAAGTAAGACCTTTTGCTTCAAATGGAGCAAATGCCATCACTGGTTCAATTTCTCTTGCTAGTGGTAACGTTGATATAGCAGATAATTCTTCTGTTCTAGGAGTTACTTTTTCGAATGGTTTAGCAAATCCAGAAATTGCTCAAAATTCTGGAGACATGATTTATGTAGAGAATAGAAGATTGATTACAAGAGCTCCAGATCAAATTGAAGATATCAAACTTGTTATTGAATTCTGATTTAAAAGTTTCTTCAAATCTCCCCTAAATGGGGAGATTTTTTTTATCTTTGTTAATAAATAAGATAGGGAAATAGGTTCCAAAGTAGAGAGATTCATTTACGATGCCACAGAAGACAAATCTTAACGTATCACCATATTTTGATGATTTTGATCCACAAAAGAATTTTTACAAAGTTCTCTTTAGACCTGGATATTCTGTTCAAACTAGAGAATTAACTTCTCTGCAGTCGATCCTTCAAAATCAAATTGAAAGCTATGCCAAGTTTCAATTTAAGCAAGGTGAATTAGTAATTCCTGGAGAAATTGGTCTTAATTCAAAATTAGATTATGTTAAGTTATCTTCTGTTTCGGAAGTGGCTGTAAATGAAAATGGATCTATCGTATATAAAAAATATGATATCAAAAATTTAATTGGATCTACTTTACGTGGTATTAACTCTGGTGTAACTGGCGTAATTATTGAAGCTGAATACGCAACAACAGAAGAAGCAGATACAATTTTTGTAAATTATTTCAACAGTGGAAATTCTGGAAATGAATCAACATTTAGACAGGGAGAAACTCTCGAAGTTGTTGGTGGAGTAAACACTCCTTTACTTGTTGTTGGAACAGATGGAAGTGTTCTACCAACAACAATTTCTGTTTTTAATCCAGATACTAGAGAAACAACTTCTTTAACTAGTCCAGCAATGGGTTATGCGACAGCATTAAAGGTAGAAGAAGGAGTTTATTTTGTTAATGGATATTTTGTTAGAAATGAGGAGCAATTACTTGTAATTAACAAATACTATGATAAGACTTCTGCGAAAGTTGGATTTAATATTATTGAAGATGTTATTACACCAGAAGAAGATGAATCTCTTTATGATAATGCCAGAGGATTTTCAAACTATTCTGCTCCAGGAGCACATAGATTAAGAATATCTTTAGATTTAAAGAATTATGCATACGAAGAATTAACAGATAAAAATTTTATTCAACTAATTAAAATCAAAAATGGTGTAATTGAAAAGCAAGTCAAACCAGCAGATTATACTTTATTAGAAGAAACCTTAGCAAGAAGAACTTTTGATGAATCTGGAGATTATGTAGTAAAAGATTTTTCAGTTGATGTTAGAGAATATTATCAAAAAGATAATAATAATGGTCTCTATAAAAAATCATCTTCTGGATTGGTTAATGGATTTAGTGAGGATGAAGCATCCCGTAAAATGATTGCTAGTATTAGTTCTGGTAAAGCGTATGTTCGTGGATTTGAAATTGTAAATAAAGAAACAAAATATCTAGAAATTGATAAAGCAAGAGATACATTAACCAGAGATAATGTAACTATTAAGTCTAAAGGGGCAACTACTTTTAAAATTTCAAACGTATTTGGTAGTGTTCCTTTAAATAATGTAGCAGGAGATTTGACAGGTTATCCAGATGTTTATCTAAGTTGCGTGTTTAATGATGGTTCTATTGGCTTAAATGGTCAAGAAGAAGATAATTATTTTAAACTTACTAAATCTAGAAGAGCACAAACCTTTACTTTAAAAGATGGAATTAAAACAATTTATGTTCAAGTTGCAAATACATTGCCAGCAGCTAGAAATGAATATCCTTCAACATTATGGTATGTAAAAACTAGAAGTGGAGGAGAACCTTCTTCTGTTGGTTCTGTTGACGTTATTGCTGGTTCTATTTGCAAAAGAAATGATGTTTCTACTGCGTCTGGGCAATTTTATGTAGAATTTACTATTAAAGGAGATAAGTCAATTTTAGATACTTATTTCTTAGAATATGATGATGGAGGAGCAGGAAAATTAAGACTAGTTTATGAAACAGAAGCAGATGCTCTTGAAGGAGGATCAACATATTATGGAACAATAGTTGATTATAATTCAACAATTACTCCAGTAATTGGTATTACGAAGCCAAAGAATTTTTCACTTTCTGATAGAGCACTTGGATTTAATTCAGATACCGATATTATTATTTCCAAAGGAAGAAGTGGAATTAATTCAAGACCTTATAGTGGTATTTTTAATTTTGCATACTTCAATCCAATTTTCTTTACTAAACTTACCTTAGAAGAAACACCATCAATTGGTTTTGATATTGGCAAATATATTGTAGGAAAATCAAGCAATGCTTATGGTGTTATTGAATCTGACACCACAGAAAACTATAGTAGTGGAAATATTTTATTTGTTAGTGTACTTTCTGGGGAATTTATTTCGGGAGAAACTATTTCGGATGAAGATGGCAACACTTTAAAAATTGCCAAAGATAACACAATATCTCACTTCATTGTGACTAAACGTGGTAATGGATATACGACATCATCAAAATTAATTATTGATGGGGATGAAATTAACTCGATAAAAGTAAACCCAGAATTAATTGGTGGTTCTATCTATAAAATTGATATCAATGATAGAAATGCTTTAAGAAAAGAATATGCTGCTCCTCCAGTAGTTACAGCATCTCCACAACCAGATTCTCCCTCAAATTATGCAGTAATTGTTCCTGTTTTATTTAAAAATACTGTTTTAACTTATACTCCACAAAATGTAAAATCTCTATACTCAAATTACAATAACTACGTTTTTACAGCTGATATAGATTTTACTAAAACAGAATATTCAAATTACAAGCAAATAACTAATTTTACTTTTTCTGGAAAAGCAGGAGATCGCTTTATTGAATGTAATGGCTTTGGAGCTAATCTAGCAAAAGATTTAGTACAAGGTGATATTATTCAATTTACTGATGAATTAAATCAAGTAATTAAAAATATTGTACAGTATACTTCTGACGCACAAGGTGTTTACAAATCTAGAATTTATTTGGACTATAGTTTGCCAAATGATATTGTAAATGCAAGTGTTGTTAGAATTAGACCAATAATCAATAATGTAACATCTTCTTTAGTATATCCAACTGGTAGTAAGCAAGTTGCCTCTTTAGTAAAAGATACGTCTGATACTAAAATTAAATGTTACATAAGAAAAGATTTTACCACTGATCTTTCTTCTAGTGGAGGTACATTAACATTTACAGCACAATTAGCAACTGGATTCCAAAGATTTGTTTCTTATTCGGAAAATGCATTTGTTCTAACAGTTTTGGATAACGGAGATTCAACCGTAGTAGAAACTGGAGATATTGTTTATATTTCCCCAGAATCAGTTTCTATTAATAATCCATCAACAGATTCTACTGGTATTACAACAGGATCTGCAGTTATTACTTTGCCTGATAATTACTTTGGATCTGGATTAACTAATTATCCAAGATTAAAGCTAACTGCTACAGTAGAAATTGACAAAGCAAAGCCAAGATTAAAAACCTCTATTACAAATAAAAGAATTGTAGTCACTTCCAGTGGAGATAGAGTAATTCCTCTTCGTGGCAATGATTACGATGGAGAAAATATTGAAATATATTCATATTCCGATGCTTATAAATTAAGATATGTTTACGAAGGAACTTCAACAACTCCTCCTGATGTTGATGCAAGTGGCCAATTAATTAGTGGTTCAGATGTAACATATAAATTTACTTTTGATAATGGACAAAGAGATACTTTATATGATGTATCAAGAATTGTATTAAAACCAGGGTTTGATGCTCCTATAGGACAACTAGTTATTGCATTTGATTACTTCGAACATTCACAAGGAGATTTTTGTACAGTAGATTCATATTTACACGAAGCTGGAGTATCAGCAGATGAGATTCCTTCATTCAACTCTGCTTTACATGGTATTGTTTCACTAAAAGATGTTATTGATTTTAGACCAAAAGTAGATTCGAATACAACAATTACTGGATTTCAAGATATTTCTATTTTAGCAAATCCAGAAGGAAAAAGTTATGTTAACTTTGTAGGTGACGGTGGAGTAGTATCTGCAACACCAGCATCAGATAGTAATTTAGAATACACAGTTTCATTTAGTGAAACTCAATATTTGGATCGTATTGACGGTATTTTCTTAAATAAAAAAGGAGAATTTGTTGTTAAATCTGGAAATTCTTCTATCAATCCATCAAAGCCAGATATTATAGATGATGCTATAGCAATTTGCTATTTACATATTCCTTCATTTACAACTAATAGTAAAGATGTAAGAATTGTTCCAGTAGATAATCGTAGATATACGATGAGAGATATTGGCAAGTTGGAAAAAAGAATTGAACGTTTAGAGTATTATACCACACTCAGCATCCTTGAGCAACAAGCTCTTAATATGCAAATCAAAGATGAAATTGGTTTGGATAGATTTAAGAGTGGTTTTATTGTAGATAATTTTGAATCTCATGGTATTGGTAATATAAAATCAACAGATTATAGATGTTCTATTGATACACAACAATCGGTACTTCGTCCACAAACAAAAGAAAATAGTTTTAATTTAATTGAAATTAATACAAGAGATGATCAACGTTCTATTTCTGGATACAAAAAATCTGAAAATATTATAACATTACCATACACATCGGTTAAAATTCTTGGTAATGAATTTGCTACCAAAACAATTAATCCAAATCCATTTGTTGTTATTCAATATGTTGGTGATTGTAATATCACACCAGTAATTGATCAATGGTACGATACGACTGTTGCTCCATTAGCGGTAAACAATAATACAAATCACTTTACTATTTTCCAGGCAAAAGATGATGTAAAAGAATCTTTATCAAGTATTTACAATTCTTTTGTTGTAAATTGGGTAGGAACAAATGCTGCATTTTTAAATATCAATTCTTTTGCATCTGTAGCAAGTGAAACAGTCAACTCGTTAATTCAGCAAGCATCAATTGCAAGTTCTTCCAATGTAAATCCACAAAATAATGAAATTGGAAAAGGAATTAATTCAAAAACTGTAAACAATAATAGCGTAGCAGCATCTCTTCAATTTTTTGCTAGATCAATTCCAATTAAATTTAAAGTACAAAGATTAAAAGCAAATACTAATCTTAATGTTTATGTTGATGGTAGAAATATTAATAGATGGATAGTTCCAGATACAATTTTTACTGGAGTTGCAGGAAATTCCTTATCAACATTTAATTCATCTTTATCTACAGATGAAAATGGTAATTTGAGCGGAGTAATTTTATTCCCTTCTGGTTATCCTCCGATTGAAAATTCAAAATGGACTGGAGATGTCAATACAGTTTCGTATGATGAAGGATCGGAAGAAATAAGATTTACTTCTGGGGAAAAGACAATTACTTTCTCATCATCTGCAAATTATTCTGAAAAGTTGACTGCAGATACTTATGCAGAAATTAAGTTTTATTCTTCTGGTATTATCCCAGAAAATCCACCATCAATTATTTCAACTTCAGTTGCATATTTTAAAGCAAATGAAGGTGTACAATTAGTTAATAGTAATACAGATCAAGAATCAAAACCAAATCCATTAGCACAAACATTCAAAATTGAAAATTTTGAAGGAGGTTTATTTACCACTGGTGTTGATTTATTCTTTAATAAAAAAGATGATTCTGTTCCAATTAGAGTATATCTATCTAATATTGATACAGGAAAACCTGGAAAATATGTGGTTCCTGGTTCCGAATCTGTAATGTATCCAGAAACTTATCTAAAAGTTTATCTTACTGGAGATTCTGATACTATTTCTATCAGAAAAGGAGAATTTATAAAAGGCAAAAATTCAAATGCTACTGGTCCAATTTTAAAAGTTTATGATAAAAATAATATTTTAGTTGGAGATGAGAATTCTACTCAATTCCAATTGAACAAAGAACAAGTTTATACTTTGGTCTTAAGTAATCATAATGGATCTACGTTCCTTCAAAATGAACCATTAGAAATTCCTTCTGTTACTGAATTCAATAACACTAGAAATAAAAATGCAGTTTTATTAATTGCAAAAGATTCTGGTAAAGTTGTTGACTTAAAAGTTATGAATGTTGGTGATAATTATGAAAGTGCAACTATTACTATAGAAAGTCCACAACTTCCAGGAGGAAGTACTGCAACAGGAACTGTTAGTGTTTCTGATTTCAAAATTTACAATGCAGAAATTTCACTTAATGGACGTGGTTACACAGAAGCTCCATCAGTTGTCATCAAAGGAATTGGAAGTGGTGCAGGAGAAGCAATGATAGAATCTGTTATTGAAATTGATACTCCAGCTGTAAGAATGGGAATTGCTACAGATGAATACAGTGAAACCAAATCTATTATTCCAACCAGATTTAATTTTAAATATCCTGTATATTTACAAAATAATGCACAATATGCACTTACCATTGAAACCGATTCAATTAATTATGAGCTATGGGCTTCTAGGTTAGGAGAGACTGAAATTGCTACTAGCACCACAGTAAATTCTCAACCTTTACTTGGATCTGTTTATAAGTCACAAAATACAGACAATTGGACTGAAGATTTATTTGAAGATATTAAGTTTACTTTATATAGAGCTGAATTTAATATTTCTAGACCAGCAGAAATTTTACTATCTAATAGTAAATTAGGATATGAATTATTAGATTCGAATCCATTCGAAACTAGTGTTAGATCTTCTACTAATGCTACATCAGATTTATTTAAAAATAATAATTCTATTATTAAGGTAAATCATCGAGATAATGGTTTTGAAGATTCTGGAAAATCTTATGTATTCTTTAGAAATGCAGAAACAGTTGGAGGTATTTCTTCCACATCATTAAATTCTTTATTATTTGAAGTTAAAAATTCTGGATTAGATTTTTATAATATTATTTCCCCCAATAGAGCTGGATCAAGTATTGTTGGTGGCGGTAAAAAAGTATTGGCTTCTTATAATAGAAAATATGAAAGATTATATGCTCAAATTTCTTACTTGCAACTAGAAGGAACCACAATTGATACTTTTGTAAAAACTACAAATATCACTCCAATAGATTCATCTTCAACAAATTTCCCATCATATACACAATCTGATTACGAAAGAACTTTCTTAAATCAAGAACATTTCTTTACAAATCAAAAATTAGTTGCATCTAGAATTAATGAAACATTAAATTCTATTGATAGATCATTAACTTATAAAATTAATCTTTCTTCTTCAGTATCCTATCTATCTCCAGTAATTGATTTAAATACTTGTTCAGTTAAAATGTCAACAAATAGAATTGAGAATGCATCTGGATATGAAAATAGATTTGGAAAGAGATATCAAGTTCTTAAATTCTTCCCATTATATAACTTAGGATTAATTGTAGTTGGTTCTGATGATGATTTAGTTACTGGAACAGTTTTAAGTGGCCAAACAAGTAAAGCAATTGGAACAATTTTAAATTATAATAATAATGTCGCTTTAATTACACTTAATACGTCTGTTGCATTTGAAAATAACGAGCAAATTATTGCTACGACTCCAGCAGGGGTAAGAATAACATCAGTAAATCTAAGTGTTTCTTCTTCAGTAGAACAGATTTATACATTTGCAGAAAATGCAGATTTAATTGCATACTATCCACAAAACACTAATATTGATTATGGAAATATTATTAACGGTAAGATTATTTCTTGGGATTCTAAAGATAAAGAAATAGTAGTAGAAAATAGTTATCTTCCTATTAATGGAAACTATGTAAGTGAAATAACTAAAGATAGTGCTTTTGTTAGAAAAGAAACTGAGCAATCCCAAGATATTTTTAGAGTTGGTGATATAGTTAAAACTGGTGATAATAGATATGTAGAAGTTGCTTCTATGAACTTTACAACTGGAATTGATTTTACTCCAGAAACAAGTTCTAAAAATAGTTCTTCATTGGCAAAATATGTTTCTAAAGAAGTTACGATTAATAGTCCAGGAACTTCAATTGATGTTAGAATTACTGCCAATTTAAAAGATAGAGAAAATGTAAAGGTTCTTTACAGAATTAAAGAATCATCACTTCAATCTAATTTTGAAGATATTAATTGGAAATATTTCAATCTTGATGGTTCTCCTGATAATGATGATTTAGCTACAGCAGAAAATTCAATTTCTGCTATTGTAGAAAAACAATCATCATATCAAGAGTTTAAATATAGCGTAGCAGATCTTTCCGAGTTTACTTCATTTGCAATTAAAATTGTGATGAAAACAGATGATCCTGCTTATGCTCCAAAAATTCAAGATATTCGTGCAGTTGCTTCATTCTAATGAATTACTTACCAGTTGATGGACATCCAAATTTAGTTAGAGATGTAAATACTGGGGCAATCATAAGTAAAGATCGCCCCGTAAAAAAATTATCATCAGAATTTAATGTGATGCGTAATGACATAAATACTTTGAAGGAAGAAATATCTGAAATCAAACAGCTTCTTAGAGAGATAGTAAGAAATGGCAGTTCTTAGATCAGTTGCTAAAACAGACACCTTTGAAATTCAAAGGCAAAAAATAAATCAAATTGCTCAAGATTTGTACACGGTACAAACAGCTGTTGGGGAAGGAGGATTTAGCTTAAGTAATGGATCTGTTTCTGAACCAGCTTTATTTTTTACATCTCAACCCTCTGTAGGTATTTACAAAGGTCAGGGAAAATCATTTAATATTGCTTCGAATAATAAAGGAGTTATTTCATTTTCAGATAATTATGTAACCTCTTTACAAAATATTAGAACATTAATTTCATCAATTCCACCAGGAAATAGTGGTGTTACAATTGCAAATTCAGGGACTAATTATAATCCTGGTACATATGCTAATGTACCTTTGTTAGGGGGATCTGGAGGTTCTGCATTAGCAACAGTAACTGTAGTTGGTATTAATGGTTCCATAACATCACAAGGAATTAGATATGTAGGAGGTTCATATACCAATGTTCCATTGACAGGAGGAAGTGGTACTAGTGCTACGGCAAATATTACAGTAGCTGCATTTAATGGTCAAATTAATACTCCTGGTTCTGGAGGATCTTCAGCTGGAACATTTACTAATGTTCTTTTAACTGGAGGTGGAGGAAGCGGAGCAAGAGCTACTATCACAACGCTTTCTTCTCCTGGTCCTGGTGGTGTTGGAACTGTTGTTAATGTTTCTAGTGTAGTCATAACTGATACTGGAACAGGTACGTATGCAGTTGGCGATATTTTATCTGCTAATCCATCCAGTATTGGCGGAGTTACTGGATTTCAGTATGTTTTGATTGGTGTAGGAAATATAACAAATTTAACAATAACAAATTCTGGATCTGGATATCAAGCTAATAATGTTTTATCTGCAGCAAATACTAATTTAGGTGGTTCTGGTTCAGGATTTCAATTTACCATTTCAAATGTAAATTATGTTTCTTCGGTAGAAATTGATGATGGAGGAGATGGTTATGCAACAGGTGATATAGTTTCCATTAGTCCATATGAATTATATCCAACCGTAATTAGATATGTTGAGATGAGAACATCTCAACTTCTTATTTTTTCTGGTACTTTACCTACATCAGATTTTCAGGTAAATAGCAATTTAACTTATAATGGCCAATCAAAAAGAATAGTAAAAAGATTTTTAAATGGATCTAATGAAATCACTGCTGTAACAGTAGATTCATCTAGTAGTTCTTTAACTTTTGCAAATGGATTACAAGCTTCTTCCAATGGAACTTCTGTTACTGTTTCTTCAATTAATTCTGCACTAAATTATTATTTTTCTGATTCTGAAAATCCAAATAATGATAACGATTGGATTAATATCCAGAATTTTACATTCAAAAAGAATGAGCGATATATTTTCATACAAAAAGATAATAGTAATAATACACATCCATTAAGATTTAGTTCTACTCCAGATGGATTCCACACTCCTGGAGGAGATGTTTATAATGGGGATGAAGTTAATTATAATTATCCTTTTAAAGATTCTTTATATGCTGTATCTATAATTCCAAATTCTACTACCCCAACCACGTTATACTATTTTTGTGGAGAAGGTTTATTAGATCCATTTAATGCTCATACTAACGAAGGTGGATTTGATAATAGAGAAGGAACTATTACCATTTCAGGAGAAATAAGTCCAACGGTTGGAAGTGGCGTTCAAATTGTTCTTGCTAATATATCAGAAGAACAAAATGTATTAATTGAAAGATCTGGTAATATTTCAGTTAAAGAAATTAGTGCAACTTCTGGATTATTAACTGGAAATTTAACTATTCAACAAGATTTAAATGTTTCTGGTGATTTTGAATTAGGTTCAAATAAAGCTACAATAAATTCATCCACTGGTGATACTTATATTGATGGAGATTTATCTGTAAATGGAGAACTACAATTTTTAAATGATGCTTCTTTAGGTGGTACTTTATATATTGATTCTACTAATAATAGAGTATCTATTAATAAAGATCCAGATTTATTTCCAATCACAAATTCTTTGGAAGTTGAAGGAACTATATTTAATAATGACAATGCGTTTTTGGCAACGGATTCTGGATCTTATCTGAGAATTGGTAGTGGTCTTTCTGGCAATGAAAAGTTGCAAGTTGGAGGTAGAATTTCTGCTACTCAGTCTATTATTGGTCCATCAGATTCTGCAATATCAACTCCACAATTTACTTTTGCAAACAATTCTAGATATGGAGTTTATTTTAATGATGTAGATAAGCAAACATCAATAGTTGGCAATAGTGGAGAAATAGTAGCATTTTCTTCGAATACACTTAAAATTTATAGAAATACAGAATTTAGTTATTCAACAATAACAGAAACAACATTAACAAATGGTTCTGGTTATACCGATGGTACATATAATGGGCTTGTTTTATCGGGTGGTACTGGTTCTGGATTAGCAGCAAATATAATAGTTGCATTTACAGTTCCTCTTGGATTTATAGAATCTGTAACTAATATTTCATCTGCTGACGCAACAAAAGTAGCTGGAACATATACGATTTCAGAATATACAACTTCTGGTTCCACTGGTACTGATGCAATTTTTGAAATAGAAATTGATTCTTCTGGCGATGCTTCTATTACAATATTGAATGGAGGAAAAGAGCATGTAATTGGAGATACTATTACTATTTCTGGAAATTTATTTACATCTACAAACCCATTAGTAACTCCACAAGATATAACTTTTGATGTAGATACACTCTCTTCAAATCCTGGTGCTGGATATACAGATGCTACATATGAAAATGTTCCTCTTACTGGTGGTAGTGGCTCAAATGCATTAGCAACTGTAACGATAAGTGGAGGTGAAGTTGTAGAAGTAATAGTAACTTCTGCTGGAAGTGGTTATGTTTCTGGAAATCTACTATCATTTAATCACACAAGTTTAAATTCATTTGTTAATAATCAG